AAGCTGGTCATCATACGCATCTACCTTGGATGGATCGGTAAATTCTTTTGTTTTAAAGTCAATCACCACCCCATCGCCACCCTTGGAGTGCAAGTCCACCTTACCGCCAAAGCCCAACTCATGGCAAAAGCTTTTCTCAACGGACCACTCTGGGGTACCAAAAACTTCCATAACCGCCTTGTCCACCCCATTTTGGTAGTCCATGAAGTCAGCCAGGGAAACTCCCTCATAAAAGCTTTCTAATGCTCCATGAATGATGGTGCCCCGTTCTGCCGCTTTTTTACCCTGCTCTTTGGAGTCTTTGATAATGCGCTCAATAAAACGCTCTTCTGTCTCTCCCTCTACTTTTGGTAGGGTTAAGCAGGCATACATCATTTGATTGAGTTTCCAAAGCTCCAGGGCGGGCTTGGCGGCCACAGAAAGGATGGTGGTAACCGAAGGTACCAAGTTTAATTTCCGTGCGTCACGGAGCGTTGTAGCCCGTTGTTCACCGTTTTTAGCGGTAACAGTGTAAGCAGGCTGGCCTGCCCTGTCGTACCAATGTTGTGATTCTGATGCTCTTACTATCATGGTTGCCTTAAAAAAGTTCAAATTGTTTTACTTTTGGGTTAATTTTTCTAAATTCAAAGAAGTCTTTGGCCTCTGGGTGAATCAAGACAAACAACCTACTGAGATAGGGAATGCTGTTGCTGTTGATTTTCCACGTGCCGCCCTTTTCACTTATGGTGGAATGGTGCCGTAAAAATTCAACAATTGTTCTTGCAGAGTAATGGTTCCGCCCCCTTGCTCTGATGTTTTGCGCCTCACGCTCAAAGGCGTACCAAATGTGCATGTTGTCCCCAAGCCAGTCTTCAAAGTCAATTACAAACTGGCCTGGGTTATCTCGAACAATTTTTAATATGTCCATGGTCAAAAGGGTATATCGTCATCCATTTCTTCAATGGACGGGGTGCTCTTTACACCGCTTGAATTACGCATAGCCCATTCTGGTGAACTGGTAATCTTCTCTTTTAAACCCTGGCCAAATGTCTCAAACAAAGCCATGTCGGGCTCCGTGATCATAAACAGGTGGTTGGGGTTAAATGGCTTGGGTAAGCCTGCCTGCTTGATCAATGATGGCACTGGAGAGATTGTGGCCACGTTTGCGTAGGTTTTACCGCCTGACTCTCTGTGAATGACGTTAAGCATACAGTAGGCGCCCAGGATTGTTTTCAAATCAAAGCGCCTGGCCTCTGCATCCGTCCAAGGTTTATTTCTCCAAGATTGCAAGTCTTTACGCAAGTTGGCATTCTCAGACCAGCTTAACGTGTAGTTCTTCCAAATTGCCATGGGCTTACCGTCATCAGTAAGTAGGGGTGCTCCGCTGTCATCCTCACCAAACAACTCCCAGTAAACCGTGATCTTGCGCTGGACCTTGACTTCACCCATGTACTCGGAACGCTGACTACCCAAATCAACTATGCGGTAGCAACGGCCCAAATGGGACCCTGCTGGTACGTTTTTAAAATTACGTTCTTGATTGCTTTCTACGTAAAAACTCATTTTGTTTCTCCTTGTTGTTTCAATAATTGTTCAATTAACCACTTGTCATATTCACCTGTTGTTTCTACTTCTTTTTGCCACTCCTTGTATTCATCTTGATGTTCCATTGTGTTTCCTTAAATTTTATAAAAGCTTTTCTTTTTCTTCCTGTAACGGAACTCTTCTAAAGACTTCCAATCCCATAGACGTCATGTGGGTAGTAACTATACCAGCACCATACAACTCACAGCCTACAGTGGATGCAATGCTTTGTATGTCTTTGGGTTCAAATTCACCGTAAGGAATTAATTTAATTTGTTTTTCCTGCAAGGTTAAAAGGTGTGGTTTTACTATGCTGGTTAACAATCCACGGGGATATTTAAATTCTTTTTTTGGCGGCAGAATTTGCAAATCACCATGTGTATCACCATCTGGATCAATCACACAATATTTGCAATTTAAAGAGTTAAGCATTCTTAAAGCTTTAATAAATTCTTTTTTGGCAATTTCCTGCATCATGGCCTCCAAACAAAAAAGTCTAAGAGCATGACAACCACAGCAATAAAGTAAACAGCAACTAAAACTTTTTCAATTAAAGGTTGTTTTTGTTTGTTAGATTGACCAAGCAAAAAATCTTGAATGGTTTCTTCATCTTTGCTCATGGGCTTGGCTGGGGGTATGTACCCGCCGCCGATTTTTATACCAGTACTGGTAACGTGATATTCTTTTTCCAATTGTGTTCTCCATTAAACGGCATATACCGCACAAGAATTTTATGTTTGTTTTAACTTTTAGTAAATATATTGTTGACTGGATTGTAGGGTTGTTCTTAATCATAAGTTAATGTACAATTGATTGGTTGGTGAAAGCAGATGTTAAGCTGAGAAGATGAAAACTCATTCTTGATGGAGCGAGTAACCAACCCCAAGAAGTGTAGAGATTGGTGGGTATGAAGTCGGTCAACGGCGCTCTGAACTGCAACGTCTGGCCAGCCAGTTGTAGTTAACGCTTTCATCCCGATGCTCCACGGGGGTCATGTCCTCGAACAGTCTCTACTCTTGTTGGCGAAACGGGTTAGTGCCGTGGCAAGAAGATATTAAAGAGTGTTGTTCTGCCGCCCCTGCTTTATGGGAGCACCAACATTTAACAAGGAATGATTTAATGAAATTGAAAGAATATTTTGCTGAAGAGCCCCTGGGGGCTATCAACGAAATGGCGAATCACCTGGGTATTACTCCATCATGGATGTCACTGTTGATCCATGGCCACAGAGTACCCAGCCCCAAGCTTGCTGTTGCAATTGAGTTTGCTACACAAGGTTTGGTTACCAGGAAAGTGTTGCGTCCAGATATTTTTTCTGTAGAATAAATTTAGAACATGGCTAGGGTAGCTCCCGAAAAGACGATTCGTTACCGTCCTGCCAATGTTTTTTCCAGTAACGATGACCGAAAAACGTAAGGTTGTTATGCATTATTACCAGTTCAATATTGGTGACTATCAAAGTCACACTGCTCATTTATCCCTCGAAGAAGATTTAGCATATAGGCGCCTGCTTGATTGGTGTTATTTGCATGAGCGGCCGTTGCCGAAAGACCACAAACAGATTGCCAGATTGATTCGTATGCCAACGCATAGCGAATGCATTGCCATTGTTTTGCTAGAGTTTTTTCAAGAGACTGATGAGGGTTACTTTTCCACCAGGGTAGAACAAGAGGTACAGAGGGTAAACGACAAGGCAGAAAAAGCCCGTTGTTCTGCAAGGAAAAGATGGGATGCGAACGCATCGCAAACGCAATCCGTTAGCAATGCTACCCAAGACACAATACCCAAGACACATAACACAATACCCATTAGAGAGAAGAAAGCAACAGTTGTTGCTTGCCCGCTCACTGTTGAACAACAGGTTTGGTCTGACTGGTTACAAATACGGAAAGCCAAGGGTCTTCCAATGACCGAGACTGCCTGGTCACAAATCCAAAATGAATTCCGCAAGTCCAACCTTTCTGACCAACAAGGGATTGAGTACTGTTGCTTGAGTAATTGGGCCGCTTTTAAAACCGCCTGGTATGAAAAAAATATGCAAGAGCAAAAAAGTGGACTGTCCAAGCAGGGACAAGTTAATCAAAATGTTATGTCAGGGTTAACCCGCGGACTTATTAAAGGAGACGGTAATGTCAAACTACTTGGAAGTTAATTTTTGTACACCAGATGATGGCCTTGATTACATCTATGCAACCATGGGTGCAATTTATGGTGCAACTTTTATCAGGCATTTTGATGGGGTTGACCCCCAGATGGTAAGAAACGTATGGAAGGACCAAATAGGGGATTTTCTTACTTACAAACCATCGATGGATTTTGCTATCCAACATTTAAATGCTGAGTTCATCCCGTCGGCCATTAAGTTCAGGGAGTTGTGCAACAAGGGCCCAAGTATTCCTAGCAAACAAACACTCCTTGAAAACCAGCCAAAAGAATTTAACCAGGCTGAACACGATAAGGCAAAAGAGACGGGCCTTGAAAAGTTACAGGAATTGAAAAAAATGTTTAGGGGGAAATTTTAATGAGTGAAAGCCCAAACGAAGAGTCCCGCTTGATGTGCTCTGCTCACGGCTGTCCAAACAGATGGTCCGTCAGTATGGGTAGGCCACTTTGCTCTGCTCACGCATGGGCTGACCCCTCAGAATGGGGTGTAGTGACAGCCAAGCTCAATGGATTAAATTTGGCCAAAAAAAATTACTACGAACCAAAGGATGAATTTTGAATTATTTTCAAGCACAGGACCTGCTTACAGCAGTAAAACATGGAAGACCAACAACCCTTAAAGAAATCAACCTGGCCTTGTTTCTCACTGGAGACTTATGCGGATCACTATGCGAGGATGGCAATGAATCCTGGTGCGATAGACCATGCACGTTATATGGTCAGGGTTTTGGAAAAAGAGCCAACACGATTGTGGATAGGACTTGGCAAGCTGGTAGCCACGCGAATCAAGGAGATCAAAGATGCTGATCTGCGGAATTGACCCAGGGTTTTCGGGTGCCTGGGGCATGGTTGATCACACTGGCCAATACTGGTCCTGCGGCGATATGCATTTGCTGGGAATTAATTTGGGCCTGGACACTGAAAAAATATGGCACGAAATGAACAATGCCCGCGATGGCCAGGATATAAACGTCATCCTTGAACGGGTTGCATCAAGGCCAGGCCAGGGCGTTGTTAGCATGTTTAAGTTTGGAATGGCCTTTGGAGGGGCCCAGGCGCTCATGTATCGCTTTAAATCAAGGTTTGAGTACGTTACCCCACAAGTGTGGAAAAAAACGCTCAAAATCGATTCTGACAAGAAACATAGTTTGGCGTTGGCAAGAGAGTTGTTTCCCCTGGCGCCATTGGCCAGGGTAAAAGACGGGGGAAGGGCGGAGGCTTTATTGATTGCGGAATACTTTAGAAGGAGACTATTCCATGAAAACACCTGAAGATGAAGAATTTGAAATGCTTGAAAGACAGTTGTCAGGATGGCGTAAGCGACAGATAGAAATAGAAAAAAAAGACACTGAAGTGTATGACCCGTCAAAGATTTTTATCAAGGCTGGTTGGTACAACAAAGAAAGTGTATTGGACTTGTTAAAAAAATTTGAGATCAAAAATGAAAAAAATGACTAAAGAAGAAATAATTGACTGGATGATGAACAAAGGTTTTTCTACGGGTCATGGAGACTCTGTTGTTGATTTGCTTGACGAGCTAGAGTGGCAAATAGCAGAGCGTGAACGTGAAGCGTGTGCAAAGATATGTGATGGGCACTCTGGGTACATGACTGGAATGGTAGGTTTAAAAATCCGTGCAAGGGGACAAGAATGACTGAAGAAATAAATAAATGCACAGCCTGTTCTTGTGATTTTACAGACGATGAAGGTGGTGTTCATGGTGACTTTGGCATTATTCCAATGTCTTTTTGCCCTACCTGTTTATCTTGTATGTTAGACATGGCTGAACAGTTGAACCCTAAAGAATGGGTAGGGTTGACAAATAAGGACAAACAAAAATTAGCCGCAGAACATCACGATTGGGAAAGTTTATGTTTTGCGGTTGAAGCCAAATTAAAGGAGAAAAACACATGAATGATAAATTAATTGATCCAAATGCCGCAGTTGATTTTATGTACAGCCACGCTGTGCAATTTGCCCAAGCCAAAGCAAACAGGTTTTACCTGGAAGAGTACCGCAAGACATTAAAGGCAGAGCTATGTAAGACAGCATTGGAAGTTGGCTTTGAGGCTGTCAATGCCCAGGAGCGGGAGGCATACTCTAGCCCCAAGTACAAAGCGCACCTGACGGCCATTAAAGAGGCTATACAGCTTGAAGAGCAACTAAGGTGGCAACTGGTTGCCGCCCAGGCAAGAATCGACGTGTGGCGGTCCCAGGAGGCTAGCAACAGGGCATTTGATAAGGCGGTGGTATGAACAACAGCCTAACAACAAAAGAGCGCGATTACGTTGGCCTGGTTAAGCTGTTACCCTGCTCTGTATGTGATGCGGCTGGCCCCAGCAGTGCCCATCACGTTAAACAAGGAAACCAATACACAGTGGTGGCCCTGTGCTGGGACTGTCACCAGGGTCCTATGCTGGGTTGGCACGGGCAGAAAAGAATGTGGGGCATTAAAAAAATGGACATGGATGATGCGTTAAATACAACAATCAAGCGAGTGATTGAATTAATTAATAACCCTACAGTTGCGTAGGATATTAACTTTGAGTTAAGATAGCGTTACTGCAACAGAGCAGGTTATTTGAAACACAAAGGAAAACACCATGACAACAGCAACATTAGTTACCCTCGCAATCGTTGACGAAATTGGTTTCTTAGAAGAAGAGATCAAAAACAAACAAGCAGAACTTGAGTCCAAAAAAGACGAACTCAAATTATTGGGTGCAGGCACATACGTTGGAGCCTTGTTTGTAACTAACATAACCAACACCCCAGAGAAGAAATCTGTATCCTGGGCCAAAGCCGCCAAAGAGGTAAACATACCCGCCTCAATTGTTGAAAAGCACACCACAGTGACTTACAACATTTTGTCAGCTACTACCAAAGCCCGTTCAAACTAAGGGGTACACAATGACAAGAGCAATCATTAAATCAGCAATGTCAATTTCTGAATTGGCTTACACACTAGACAACATTTCTACTGATGACAAAAAAGAAATTGAAGACTATACAGATGCTGAAATTTTGCATGAGGCTGAATACGTTTTAGGATTATTCATTGATCCTAACGAGACACATTGGAATGCAGAAGATTTGCGTGGAGAGAACGGTCCAGGACAAAAAAAATGGGCTAAAGCTGAAGTACGTAAACTGCAAGCATTCATTAAAAAATATAGTTAAACCAACTGCCCCCTTAGGGGGGCTTAAAGGAACCAAAATGACATACTCATCAGCCTGCGGAACAATAGTCAGAACATCACGCAGAAATCGTGGAGTTGGATCAAACCCAAATGGTCGCAAAGAATGGATTGTGATTCGTAGAGACACATATGTTGGTGCATTGAAGTTGTGGAGGCCAACTATGCCAATGACTATCAAGCAAGCTTGCGAGGCTTTTGATCACCTCAGTCGTTGGGATGAGACAGAAGTAAAAATGATCACTGTAAAAGAGTGGGAACAAATGAAAAAGGAAATGGTATGAACGAAGAAATCGAAACAATCGTCCGCACCGAAGACGGTGTCCGCGTAGCAGTCTCCCAGTGGAGCAACGACAGCGTATGGTTAAGTCTTCAGGCTCACCATGCAACAATGCATGTAACCTTTACGCGAGCAGAAACCGAGCAATTGTTCGCTGGCTTAAAAGCCATTTTGGATTTACCTATTGCGGAACAATAACCCCAGAGTTGACAAGGCTATTAACTTTCTGTTAAGATACCAATCACTGCATATCGCAGTTTATTTGAAACATTTTTAAAGGATTAAATCATGTATCGTTTTTCAACTTCTTCCAAGCAATCAGCATATCGTTCAAACAACCCTTTGTCGAATGAGCAGATTGCTCGCTTTGCGCCAAGCGTATTGGCCGACAATGCCCATGAGTCCCGCGGTGACCGTTACACATTCATCCCTACATTGCAAGTAATTGACGGTTTACGCAATGAGGGTTTTGAGGCTTTTGAGGTGCGCCAAACCAATTGCCGTGACCTGGCCAAGCGCGAGTTCACCAAGCACATGGTCCGCCTGCGCCATCCTGATGCTATTGCATCCCAGGGTGAAGTGCCTGAGTTGGTATTGATCAACAGCCATGACGGCACAAGCTCATACCAATTGTTGGCTGGCTTTTTCCGCTTTGTGTGCTCCAACGGTTTAATCGCTGGTGACATCCAGTCTGACGTTCGTGTACGCCACAGCGGCAATGTGGTCCATGACGTGATCGAGGGTTCATTCAAAGTATTGGACAACGTCAAGCAAATCAGCAACAGCATTGGTGAGTTCAAAAGTATTACATTGAACAGATCAGAGCAAGAGTTGTTTGCCAACACTGCATTGCAGTTGCGCTGGGACGATAAGGCGCCTGTGACTGCTGAGCGCGTTCTCCAGGCCAATCGCCACGAAGATGTAAGTTCTGACCTCTGGACCACGTTTAATCGCGTCCAAGAGAACATGATCAAGGGTGGGGTATCAGGAAGGACCACTACAGGCCGCAGAATGCACACAAGAGGCGTCTCAGGTGTCAATGAGAACGTCAAGCTCAATCGCGCCTTGTGGAGCCTTGCAGACGGTATGGCAAAGCTCAAAGCCAACGTGATCGACGTAGAGGAAGTGTTCGCTTAACAACCACGGGGCTACGGCCCCTTTTTTATTGGACCCACAATGAACTTCAAAGAATTAGAATTTTTTAATGCTGGTGAAGATTTCACTGCACACGCCGTGTTATCATATGCTTTACAAACAGGCCAGGACCTTACGGGGTTGTTGAACTATTTGGGTTATGACGTTGTAAATAACGAAACCCTGGTAGCAAACAGCAACCTTTTAGGTATAATTAACAAATAGTTAATAATCTTAACCTGGAGTAAACAAATGGCCAAAACCTTAATCGATACTGTTACAAAAAGAAAACGGACCCCAGTCGAGCCAAAAGAAGACAAGCTTTACCCAAAACAGAAGATAGTCAGCGCCAAGGGCACAAAGCCACCAGGACCGCCCAAGGCGCCCACCATGGAACAAGTACAAGACGTAGAGTGGATGAATTGGGTGGAATACGCCCAAAGCCGCATAAGATACCTGGAAAACAAATTGGCATTACAAGCAGATGAGATCGATTATCACAAGCAGTCGATAAAACGCCTCAAGAATCGCATCTTGCAGGGATAAACCAAAATAGTTACACTTACTCGCAGTGCATAGGACTTTCGGAGAATAGGGAATGCCTGACAAAAAGCTGACAACAACGACGCCTAATAAACGTGGACGGCCATCAACATACACTGATCACATAGCCCAGGTCATATGTGTACGTATAGCTGAAGGGGAAAGCTTACGTAAGATCGTACTGGATGACAACATGCCCGATAGGGTGACGATTTACCGTTGGTTGTTGGATAAACCAGATTTCTGCAACCAATACGCTCGCGCACGTGAAGA